TAACACTACTAGTAAAACCTAAAAACTCGTCTTTAAGTTTTCTTTGTGCTTCTTTACGTTTTTCGTTTAAATCTGATAATATACCCATAATCTTCTAATTTACTTGTTTTTTGTTCAATCGTCAACGATCCTATATATTAGTTTTATTACCAAAAGCTGATGGTCCCACAACAACATTGACACTTCTTGATATATCCTCTTGTTTAGTGTCAGTTACTGGACTATTTACATCTTCTTCTGCCTCTTTATCAGACAAGTATTCTCTGCCTGTTTTAAGGTGTTTTATAGTCACTTCGACTCTTGGTTTATATACTTTTACTGTTTTACCATCTACTATTTGATCTTCGTAACTTTCTTCTTGTTCTACAAATGGCATTATCTGTCCTCCCTGTTAATTTCTAATATAGATGCAATAACATCTACATTACCGCTAGTTGCTTGCACCTTTAATATCTCACTTTCTAACATAATTAAAGGCTCACTTAATACTTGTTCTTTTTGACCTGATGTTAAAGTGACATCATTATCTACTACAAAAGCTGTGCCCGATGCATTAGTTAATGTTACTTTAACAACCGCTGATCCAGATGCGTCTTCTACAACCAAAAGAGATTTAACAATAGCACGTGAATTAGATGGTACTGTATATAAAGTCGTAACATCTGTAGTTGTTAAACTTACTTTATCATTTTTATATATATTAGCCACTATCCTAATCCTAACCAAGTAAATCGTTCTTGGTCTTCTTTTTGTTGTGTTAAGTATGTTGAGTTTAATTGTTCTATCAAAATAGATAACGCTCTATTTATTTGTCTTTGGTTATCTTCACTGTATTCTTTTTTAGGTTCCGGTAATCTCACTACTATCTTTGCCATTAGCCTCTCCTTCCATCTGGTTGTAGGTCCACTTGAAACGTACCAAATCTCCACGATTCACCGGCCCCTGTGTTTTCTATTTTAATATTTGCATAACGTCCTCTAGCTCTAGTGTCAACTTTAGTTGTGCTAGATGTTATTGTAAAAGGACTTAAGTTTGTAGCTGTACTATCATCAGCTGGAAAATCTTTTACAGATATAGTTACTTGGTTGTTACCTGTTAACACTTTAAAGTTTGGTAAAAATCTACGCATAGCTAAAAACACTTCACTTTGATCTTTTTGTAAAGAAAAACTAAAAGACTCAACAAAAGAAGTTAGTGCTGTCGTACTACCATCAGGATTAACTTGATCTGTTCCTATTTCGTGTTCAAAAAGCACAGTTTGTCCTAAACCACTTTCACCAACAACTTCTGGAAAAGTTCCTGAACTAGAACTGTTGTATGCAGTTGCATATGGTTTAGGATATACAAGTGAGTCTATCCAAGTTGTTCTTATAGAATTTGTATTCGTACCTGTATACCAATTACCCATAGGTAAATTAGCGTTATCTTGTCCATAGTTATAAACAACATATCTATCATTAAATGTAGCATTAGCTGTAGGATACCACCAAATAACTTCTGTGAATAGATTGTTTATACCGGCACAAATTTGTTGTCCTTTTGTAGTATCGATATCATCGTAAACAAAATCTTCAACAGAACAAGGTAAGGTGTTAACTGTACCATCAAATGAAAAGAAACCATTATTACCCATCCAATATGCAACACCATCTATTTCAATAGCTGCATTTTTACCAATGAGTCCACAGTTTGTACCAACCTGTTCAAAACCAAATGTAAATGGTGCACCTACAAACTTCATCGCATACAATGCATTGTCAGTCCATACTAGAATATTTTCTTTTGCAACTAACGCACCCATAATTTTTGTGCCATCTTGTAGTCTTTGTGTGCCTGCTGTGTTTGTAGCTTCAGGTGTATAATTATTTATATCTTCATCAACAGAGAATCTTATAAGCATATCATCTTGTGTTGTTGGTGTGCCTATCGTTACTTCTGTTCCAAAATGAATTAAGTGTCGTGTTGTTGGTGATATTAAAGTAACTCGAGTTGCAGTTGGATTATTTGTTGTTTCAAATCCAGATGTGTTTGTAGCAGCTCTATTGCCTGTTGGATTTGCAGCTCCTGCATTCCATGTAAATGTTTTACCGTTTGCGATTGTTGCAACTAACACTTCACCAAAATTACTTAAAGACCAAAGTCCTGGTTCAAGAGTTACAGTAGACGCTTGCACTGCACTACCATAACCTGAAAATAAACTTGCGTCTGTCACTGTAGCACCACTACTGTGTGCCTGTCCGTTGGATGTGCCAGCTGTTGCCGTTCCGTTTGTACCTCTGGTAATACCTAAAAATTGTGTAGAACTTTTAGATGTATATGTAATTAATTCATTAGCAACTGCAATTGTTCCTGAGCTTGCAAAACCAGTTGTAGATACAACTGTAACCGCGGTCCCCGATCCACCAGTACCTGCAGTGTCCGCGCTCAACGATCCGTTTAAAGTTGTAGTTGCAGCGCCTGTTACTGTACCACCATAATTACCTATACCAAAACCATAACCATATGATTGTGCTGCAGGTCCTATTTTTTCATATGGAGTCACATCACAACTACCACCGCCAGCAGCTCCTGTAGTTGTTTGTGTACCAGTTATTATTGCAATTAAATTTGATGTTACTCTAGTTACTTGAAATAGTTTACCTTCAAAAGCAGCATCAGTTAAACCTATACCAGCCGGCACAGTTACATTACTTAATAAAATTATATCTCCACTTTCTAAATTATGGTCAGCAGCAAAAGTTAATGAAACTTCTTGTGAGGCATCTGAAGCGGACATTACTACACTTGTTACTTTTGTTTGTAATGGAGTAACATCAAAAAGTTGTCCTTCAAAATATATAAGTAAAAATTTATCTGTACCCAATGCAACATATCTATTGCCATCTGTATCAACAAAAGCATGTTGTTTTCTTGCTACGCCCACGATTGTATCTGTTAAAAGAGATTGCCACCCACCTACTTTTTCTGGCAAGCCATATCTAAATCTTACATTATCTGAGTCTACCCAACGACCCTCTGCTCCAACTGATGTATCTTGTTTATCAATTCCAGGAGCAAACTTAATTTTCGTAAGTGGCATTTTTTACTCCTATGTAGTTTGGTTGTATACGTATTGCCAACCTTTGGTTGCGTTAGTGTATCTTAATTTAATCGATTGATTATTTGTGGTTAATTCTAAATTAGATGCAGCACCTCTTATTGGTTGACTGTTTCTATTTACAGTTACTTTATTAGTACCAAAACCCCCTGTTGTAGAAACGTCCATAATACTAACCTCATCACCCATAGCAGGTGATGCTGGTAATGTAATCGTAACTTCAGCTGCTGTTGTATCGATTAATAAATTATCACCAGCTACAGCAGTGTACGCTGTAATAGAACTAGATGTAATTGCAAAATTACCCTTTTGTAAAATATCTAATCTTGCGTCTGTTCCATCAGAATGAATTAACATTGTAGATCCCACAGGAACAGGTATTGGATTTGATGATCCGGCTGTTTTAATACTTAATGTATATTTGTTAGCTGTAGTTCTATCTGTTGCGTCTTGAACAATATAAACTCTAGTAGCTGTACCACCAGTTGTTGATGCAGGTATAATTAAATTAACATTACCTGTCATTGTGCCTGTTAGTTTAAGATAAATATTTTTACCATCAGATGTTGCACCATCTGATAAAAGTAAAGTTTTATCAGAGCTTGATGTCATAGAAACATTAACTACACCTGATGTTGATTGTTGTAATATTTGTAAATTAGTATTTGTTATGGTACCCCATAGACCAGCTTTTTCACCGGTTGCTACTAATTCTAATGCTAAATCTGTTGAAAATGTTGATGCCATATTATCCGTACGGTTTTATTGGTGTCCAAACCATTGTTGCTCCTGGTACAATTTCGTTCCACGTAATAACTCCTACTTCGCCTGTTCTTAAAGTCATGGCGTTAGCAGGTGCTTCTTGTACTACGTTTCCAACGATACTAACAGATCCACTACGTATAATCAAGTTGTTTCCAGATGCTTCAATATCCGCATTACCAGAAACTGTGACGGTCCCCGTTCCAAGAGTAAGTGGATTTTTAGACGCCTCAAGGTTTGCTGTACCAACTATTGTTACCGTTCCAACACCAAGTGTTAATGGATTTGGATCTACATTTTCTTGAACAGCGTCTGCTGCAATATTAGGATTACCAATGTTAGCTACTAAATTATTACCTGTGACAGCAATAGATACTACATTGTCCGCCCCTACTTGAGATATAGCTAGTTGTGAAATTGCGTCAAAACCTAAATT